AATTAATGCAATTGTATCCAGAGTATTCTACTAAAATTAAAAAAGCTAATGGTAGTTTTTCAGAATACAATTATTCGCCTAATGCTTTATTTACTGCTGATATACAAGGCAATGATATAAATGAAGCTTATGATTCTAAAGGTGGAGACTCACCTTTAATTGATTATATAGAATGCTTTGAAAAAGAAAGCAGAGCATTTTACAATGTATTTATACAGATACCACCAAAGCCTCAAGACCTAGCAAAAGCACAAGAGCAAGTTGAAATGCAATTAGAAGAAGCTAGTAAAGAAATGCAAGTAAAGCTTCAAGAAACAACTATGCAATTACAACAAGCAGTTCAAAGCGGTCAAATGATTGAAGAAAGAATGAATCTTGAATTAGAAAAATTAACAAAGCAAAACGAGGCACAACTTGCTCAAATGTCTGAACAATTGCTTTATGAGGCACAAACACAATTAACAGTTACAGAAAATCAGATATTATCTGAAAAAGCTTATAACTTATTATTGCAAGATAAAATCTCAGCAAAATACATAGTTGATGCTGTAAAGTTTTATAAGCAAGTAGTTAAATTAACATGTACAGTTGGCGACCAGTTCATAAAGGAACGCGACCTTCCTAGTGAACACTACCCGATTATCCCTTTCACATATAAGTGGACTGGTACGCCATTTGCAATGAGTGCAGTTTCCCCTTTAGTCGGTAAGCAAAAAGAAATCAACAAAGCACACCAGCTTATGGTACATAATGCATCACTAGGTTCTAGTTTAAGGTGGATGTATGAAGAAGGTTCGATTGATACTGCTTACTGGGAAAAGTATAGTGCATCCCCAGGTGCATTACTTCCAATTAATAGTGGCTATGAAACGCCTACGCCTGTAATGCCTATGCAACTTTCTAATGCTTTTGCAAATATTGTAGAAGGCGGTAAGGGAGAGATGGAATACTTGGCTGGTATATATTCTCAAGCAATGGGTAACCCTAGCGAGCAATCTGAAACTTACAGAGGGATGTTAGCTTTAGATGAATACGGAACTAGAAGAGTAAAGCAATGGATGAAAGCATCTATTGAGCCTGCATTAACACAAATTGGAAAAGTAGTACGAGATTATTCGCAAGCAGTATATAAAGCACATAAAGTTTTTAGATTAGTACAACCAAATGCTTTACAAGATGAGGGTAGGCAAGTAGAAATAAATGTTCCAATGTATAACGATATGGGAGAAGCGGTTGGAAAGTTTTTGGACTACGAATCAGGAAAATTTGATGTTCGTATTATTGGTGGTGCAACACTTCCTGTAAATCGTTGGGCATATTTAGCAGAATTAAAAGAATTATTAAAGCTTGGCGTTGTTGATGATATCGCAGTTCTTGCAGAAACAGATGTAAGACAAAAAGATAAGATAGCTGAGCGTAAATCTCTGTATGCACAAATGCAGAGTCAGATTTCCGAATTGGAAGAAAAAGTAAAAGACCAAGACGGAATTATGCAGACCCTTGAAAGACAACTCGTTCAATCGGGTATCAAAGCAAAGGTTATGCAAGTTGAAAACGAAGTTAGGAAGACAGCAGGCGATGTTCAGTTAAAAATGAAAGATACTGAGCGTCAAATGAGTTCTAATAAAGAACTTACTGCTAATAAACTTCGTTTAATTGAACAACAACAAAAACAAAGGAAAGCAAATGGAAACTGATACAATGGCAAACCCAGAAGCTGATGCAAATACTGTTCCTCAAGAAGCAGTAGATAAATCAATTTTTGGCTCCACTGACAATTTCTTTGCCGATCTAGACCGAGAGGTCAATGGTGCCATCCAAGATGATGCCGAACCACAACCAGTGGAAGAATCGGTAACTCAGGCCCCTGCAGAAGTGCAAGGCAACCCTGACTCTGAAGAACCTATGGTGAATTATGAGAAGCGGTACAAAGATTCCTCTAGGGAAGCACAAAAAATGAAAGCTAAACTAGATGAAGTTGAACCGTTTATGCCTTTACTCGCTCGTATGAACGAGGATGAAGGCTTGGTAGAAACAGTAAAAGACTACTTAGTGAATGGTAAACCATCCACCCAACTAGAACTTCCTGATGATTTCGATTTCGATTTACAGGATGCTATTGGCGACCCAAAGTCTGATTCTGCTAAATATTTTAATTCGTTAATGGATAATGCGGTTACTCAAAAAGTAAATACTATTTTGGGGCAAGAAAAAGAACAGACTCAGCAACAACTTGCTCAAGAAAAGCAAGCCAAAGATGCTGAAGAGTTTAAAGCACGCATGAATGTTACAGATGACCAGTTTAGTGAAATATTAAATTGGGCAAACGAGCATAACATGACATACGATGATTTATATTACCTTAAAAATCGTGATAAAATCTCAAGTAATGTTAGTAATGCTACGAGAAAAGATATGCTTAATCAGATGCAATCTGTAAGGGAGATTCCAACATCTCAGAGTAATGTAAACTCTGTAAAAGTTGATGAAGACCCAAACAAATCAATAATGGACGCTATTAAAGGTCTAGATGGGGGAACGGATAACCTTTTCGGCTAAGTTAAAATGAAAAGGAGAAAATAATGGCTGACAGTCCTTTATTTCTTAGTACTCATGGTCAACAACCAGCTGTGGAAGCCGATCAAAACAAGATTGGTGATTTACGCAGACGGTATAACTTTGGTGCATCTGTATCTGAGTTAGCTATTGACCAGACCCCATTTTTTAGATTTGTTTCGCAAGTAGCGAGCAGTCCAACTGACGACCCTGAGTTTAAATCAACTGAAGAACGTAGCATGTGGATGAAGCGTTATGCTTATATCCAAGGCATTGACTTAGATGAAGCATCTGATACATCTGATAATGCTGCAACTAGAGCAACTGCTTGTAGTGATAAAGCATTTGATGCTGATGCACTTGATGGTAGTGAAAGTTTTGGTATTAAACTAGGTGGCGATTATTTGCCAGCTGGTAATGTTCAAAACATACTAGGTCAATCTGCAACTGCAATTGGTGCTGCTGGTACTAAACCTATTCACTTTTTAGATGGGCAATTAATTAAGATTCCTGTCTATAAATTAGCATCTGGTGCCTTAGAAGATAGCATTGTTAAAGGCGGTGTTAATGGCGGTTCTGATTATATGATTGCAAAGTTAAGTAAAGTAGTTGAAGATGGTAATTATGTAATTGCTCACGCAACAGTTGTAAGACCTGCTTCTGCAGACCATTTTTATGTTGCTGGTGGCACAGTTAATGCTGACGCAAATGGTGTTGATGGCATTGCTTCTAGCGGATTAGGTGAAGCAGATAAATGCTATGTCGTTGGTTCTGCTCATGCAGAAGGTAGTGGTTTTCCAGGTACTTATAAAGATACTCCATACTTAGTTCGTACTGGGTATACGCAGATCTTTAAGACTACTTGTCAGATGACTAATACTGCAAGAGCAACTCAGCTTAAACTTGTTCCAGATGAGTGGGCAAGAATATGGAAGAATAAGCTTATTGAGCATAAATATGACATTGAGCAGTCTCTTCTATTCGGCAGAGGAAAAAAAGACGGAACTACAGGCTATACTCAAGGAATCGTAGACTTTGTATTACAAGAGGGTAATGTATTCTCTTGGGATACTGCTAAGTCACAAGATGATTTTCTTGAAGATATGAGCAAATTCCTAGACCCTAGATATAATAACTCTAATGCTACACTTTTTATGTGTAGTACTGAAGTCTATAATTGGCTTCATAAGTTGAGCGGTTATGCTAGTGCTAATGTGACTGAAATGACTAATGGACGCTTTGATATGTCTATGATGGCTAAGTCAAAGAAATTTGGTTTAGACATCTCAACTATCTCTACACCTTATGGTGATATGAATGTTACTAGAAACATTCACTTAGATAGTGGACAAGCTGGTGCGTCTATCGTAGCGGTTAACATGAAGCATGTTAAGTACAGACCTTTAGCTGGTAATGGAGTAAATCGTGACACTTCAATTTATGTTGGAGTTCAGTCACTTGAGAACACAGGTGTTGACAGAAGAATCGACCTCATTCAAACTGAGGCTGGTTTACAGTGCAATATGCCTGAAGCTCATGCGGTTTGGAAATAATCTAACCTAGGTTAATGTTGTTGGGGGAGGTTTTCCCTTCCCCAATAACTGTAAGGTGGTAATATGGCGAATTGGAAAGATCAAGTAGTAGACTTAGCTGGAGTTGTTACAACAGAAAACGTAGCAACTCACATGGATAATGCAGTAAAGGATGTTATAAATAAACTTGCAAGAATTAATCCAGAAATGATGCATATGTTTAGTGGAAATCAAAACAATTTAGATACACAAGGTTATGTGACAATAACAGATAATAATTTAATCTTTAAAGTTGCAAGACGAGAAGGTTCTGTGTATCGTACTTGTATTGAAGCACCAAGTGCAATGGAAGCAGATTTAGTTGATGCAAATAGTTTAAATAAAGCAACAACAGAATATCCTCGATTTATACGAACCAATAGTAAAATATATGTTTATCCTACAGTAACTACTGCAAATTTTATCTCGGTAACAAAAGTAGTGTATGGTACAGTAAATAACGTAACAGGTAGCGATGATGGTTCTATAGATAATTTTCCAAGTGGAATGTACCCTATGGTAGTTTGTTATGCCGCTATGCAAACATTATATGAAAAATTAGCAGAATTAAATGTACAAGGTAGCTTACAAGATTTATCATTGTTAGAAATTGATGGCGACCCAATAACAAAAAATAGTTGGGAAGAAGCAAATAATGCATCAGCTCCCACAGATGCTCAATTGGAGAATCCAAGATACTTTTTTAGCACATTAAGACATTTTATAAATAGTGAAGAAGATGTTGAGTTATCAAGGGCTCAAATAGAAAAGATAAGTGCATATTTAAATTGGTATTCAACTTCTATGGAGCATAATAAAATTGACTATACATGGATGTTTGATAGGCTTAGACAATTAAAACAAAATTATAATGAGTTTTTCTTGCCATACATGCCTGAACAACAGAAAGAACAAAATGCAAGTAACTGATACGAATACTAATACATCTTATACTGTTGAATCGCCAGGTCCTACTACAAATTATGGCATTATTGA